CGTTAATGACATCCTGTTCGGAATGGTGATCGTCAACGAGCAAGAGGTCAGCACCACGACCAGCAATAGATGAACCGATACCACACGCATAATACTCTCCTCCCGAATTTGTATTCCATCTTCCCGCTGACTTAGAGTCTGATGCAAGCTGCACCGTTGGGAATATGGCTTGATATTCATCCGTGGATATAAGGTTACGTACTTTTCTACCGAAGTCTACTGCTAAATCTGTAGTATGTGACACCATCATCACTTTTTTGTTAGGGTTTCTACCCAAAAACCAAGCTGGAAAGAAGATTGATACTAACTGTGACTTACCATGTCTGGGTGGTATATTTACACATATTCTATCTTTCTTACCCTGCTCAATGTCCATGAGCATGTTTGCCAACATTCTATGATGCTTACCCACAATGTAATCTGGCTGCATATGTTTACAAAATGCTATAAGATCTTCGTATATAGTCTTGATTTTCTTACGTTTTCCTAGCTCGTCAACTAATTTATCTATCTCCTGCACTTCTTCAGCCGTATATTGGTCTAAATTAGCCAACATTGTGCTGATTTCAGTCTCAGAAAAGTCAATAATAGCTTCACTCATCCTTAGTTTTCCAAAAATACTCATCAGTATCACCTAATCTGGTCATATTTCCATTCTCTACCTGATATTCTATAGTACTAACCTTAAAATCAGGGTCTAATGGCTGCTGCGGGGTTAAACTATTGTCAAAAACCCTCATTCTGTTGTTTGGATACAGGCAAAACTGCCCATTTTCTAATTGTAACAGGTTATGAGACTTATGTTCAGCTGGTGTTTCGCTTGTACTGTAGTCAATCCCGTTAGCATCTGCATGATAATTGTCTATGGTACATATATAAGAACCTGTTAGTGTGCCGTGATCTCTACTCAGCACCTGAAAATCCATTGAACCGATGAACTGCTTGCAAATAGCCACCACCCCATAATCCATACAGTTCCAGAACTGGAGATTATTAAGAGGTAAGTCAGGAGTGGGTGTTTCAGGTCTAGAAACGAACGCGCTAATAGGCAACTTATCAAACAAAGCGCCGTATTCAGGCAGATAAGTCTCAAAATAAAATGCTCTTCCAGGAATAGATTTACATGAGACCCAGACCCCACGTACAAATTCACCATGTCCATCTTTCAAATCCCTTAAATACTCTCTTCGTACCCACACATCTTCGGAGGGTAAATTACAAATCAGCTCACTCATCTTTATCTATACCTAACTCTTTATCTAAATCGAACGCCTCTCCATCAATCACGATGGGGTCCCTATCATCTTCTACTTTAACTAATTTATTTAATTTAGCACGTAACTTTTCACGTAAATCATCGGTAGACTGATGCGTTACTGTGACCTCGGACTTTTCTGCAAACAAGCTAACGTCAGACATCTTACCTAGAAGTTCCAAAGCACGAATACGAACTTTAGGATCTGGGTTCTCAGTCTCTAACAGTAACTTGTTAGTAACTAGGTGTCTTATATGAGTAGCACTCTCGACAACAGACTGCCCGAACTCTTTTAAAATATTGTTTGTTAACACAAGACTGGCAGGTGTAAGTGCTGCTGCTTTCTTTGTAGTAACTTTTTTAGAGGTGGCCTCGGGGTTGTCTGCATATGCAACGGTTAGTTTTGCTGCAATATCTTTATCTTCCTTAGTAGGTTCTAGGTCTAATCCATGCTTTTCCAATTCTTTAGCAGACTTGGCTGCATACTCCGTGCGTGTTTTTAAATCCACGGGTGGCAGGTTGGGAGAAAACTCAATACCTAACTCAGGTTCTACAGTTATAGTCATATGTTCTCGTTGCAGGTTGTTAACCGATGTTTCATATATACATATAAAAAATTTTTTAGCAAGTGGTTTTGGGACTCCTATGGGGGGCCTTTCCTATATAGAGGGGGTGGGGGTCAAATCTGAGAAAATTTGCAATTGTTTGTGGAGATTAGTAATATATAGATAATATGTATAGATACATGACACAAAAGGGGTATAGGGGCGGGGTGGGGGTTTGTTATACAGTATTATTACGTTGTAGATTGTAGTTTTTTGTAGTGAGTCACTACAATTTATGGTTAAATGAGGATTATACCTACCAAACATGGCAATACTTGATATAATGAGCCTATCAAAAGCAATCATGCCTTTGTGTTTTAAGGAGTTACGGCACAATGCCTAATCTTAAAAACAGTTTGCAAGTATCTGAAAAACTTGAAAAGCAGTTAATATCTGATAACTCAGTATTAGCTAAGTCTACTCGTTCAACAGCTAAGACTGTTGATATGTTGATAGCTGAGGGCTTTCAATGGTTTAACATGGTTTCACCTAATACTAAAGGTGAGGTTATTGGTATTGGCGAGGTTAAAAAGAATGATAACTCATTCGTCAATAACATGCCTGCGGAAAGCTTTATAGCTTTTAAGGTAAGCATAGCTAAGGGATTAGATCCAAGGTATGCTTACACGTTAACACGTGGTGCTAAGTCATTGACTGAAAGTCAAAAGACTATGAAAGCAGTCCTTAATAGGAATGTTTCAGGTCGATTATCTGACTATAAAAAGCAGTTAATCAATCGTGCTAACATGCTATCAGGTAGCAATGGCAAACAAGAGAAGAAGACTTTTAGACAATCTCTTGTTTATAGCAATAACAAGTTAATAGCTAAGTTAAAAGGTATGGAAGATGCTACCTTAGATACTGCTAAGCTTATTAGCTTGTTAGGTCAGATCAATGTTATTGCTGAAACAAACGTTTCAATTAAACATTAACATGTTAGGGAGTAACAATTACGTTACTCCCTTTTTTTTGGAGTATAAATTATGAAACAATTAAAAGACATTCCACAGTTACAAAACAAAAATAAATCACATATGAATATTATTTGGTTTTTAAATAAATTTGGATATATAACTTTTATTTATTTAATGTTTGTGATCGCAGCAACATTATTAATATTATTCTTTTTAATAATAACTTAATACTAGGGAGCTTCGGCTCCCTTTTTTTGTGCCTATGAAACCAGTTCTTATGTTGCGTTGAGCATAACTCCTTGCATATTAACGTGTTGCTGTGAGTTTTTGTAGTGACTCCCTACACCTATGAAACCAGTTCTTATGTTGCGTTGAGCCTAATGTTCGTTTTTTATTTATAATGTTCTGCGAATGTTCCTGCAATGTTCGTTTTTTGAAAGTGTAAAACGTACATTATGCTACAGTGGTAAGCAATGGTAAACTGTAGTGACTCACTACAAAACTTGCTTAGTAGAACTTAGTAAATCTTAGTAAATCTTAGTTTTAGTATGTAATGTTCGTTTTTCTTTTTTTTACTTAGTCTACTTATGAAATAATTTCAAATGTTCTGTCGGTCGTGAGCGTCTCGAGGCAGGTGTCCAATTCCCTAAAAAAAAGAACAAAAGAACATTCCAATATAATCAAGGACTTACACACCCCCACAACAGAACATTACAGAACATTACAGTACATTACATCATATACCACTGTATCACACTCTATAACGTAATCTGACGTGTTATCGTACGGCTTGACACTTCCCGATAGTTGTGGTACTATATACACATAATCGAGAAAGACAAAGATTTTCGATTGGCAATCTTGCCTCAACAATACTGTAGTGACTCACTACAAAACAAAGGAGACTACACCATGACTATGAGAAAGCGTTCTAAGATCAAGAAGTTCTACAAGCGACTACCTAAAGGCACTACATCAAACTGGGAGTGGCGAGGCAATGCGTTTGTGGAAGTCTTCAATATACACGGACATCGTTACGTAAAGCACAACATGCCCGACACACCTAACGTAAAAGCGACAACAACAATCAACAATCAATACTACAAATAAGGGAGACTAACCATGACTACACTAAACAAAAACTGTAGTGACTCACTACAAATTTCTACACCATCTATATCCAGTTCAGCAACACTCGTCGAATTAGGCATATCAAAATGGACTGGACGTAAACTAGACAAGCGAGCGTCGGCAGACGTTGCATCTGCAAACTATGCAAGCAGTGGTGTTGCTAACGTGCACAAGAAATTGCTTGCCGATTGTGCAGAACTCAAAGCTATCGACACACTAGTCGGTGTTGCTCGTACTACACACTACAGTATGACAATGCCATGGTCAGATACTGGATTACGATTGCTTACAACAAAAGCATACTTCAAGTATCACGAGACCATGACCGAGATCCAAGCATCGTTCGACGATTGTGTTAACACGTTCTTACAAGCATATGATTGGGAGATCACACAAGCACAAGCTAAGCTAGGCGATCTGTTCAATCGTAATGACTATCCGACTACCGAGAGCCTATCAAGTAAGTTCGGTTTCAGATTGTCATACATGCCACTACCCGAGGCTGGCGACTTTCGGTTGGACATCAACACCGAGGCACAGACCGAGATGAAGAGCCATTACGAAACGTACTACACGACACAGCTAAACAATGCCATGAACGACATATGGCAACGTGCTTTCAAGTGCTTGTCTAACATGTCCGAACGGTTGGACTATGCAAGCCACGAGAGCAAGAAAGTATTTCGTGACACACTTGTTACGAATGTGTTGGACATCGTAGACTTACTATCAGTCTGCAATATTACCAACGACAGTCAGATGGAGGCTATGCGAATGAAACTCGAAGACACACTTCAAGGTGTTACACCCGATGCACTACGTGAGGACGAGTTCCTACGTGCAGAGACTAAGAAGTCTGTTGACGAAGTTATCAAGTCGTTACCATCATTAGATATATAACAAACTGTAGTGACTCACTACAAAACTTAAAAGGAGGCTTATGCCATGACTAATCAAGCAATACAAATGTACTCACTATCAATCGACCAAACAGTTAACGCAATCAAGACTGGTGGTCACTTACGAACAGTCCTCGTTCAAGGACACATGGGCACGGGCAAGTCATCGATCTTGTCCACACTTGCTAGCGAGTTACCGACACATACTGCATGCTACTTTGACTGCACGACTAAAGACTTGGGCGATATCACAATACCAAACATTGCCAAGCTAGATGATGGGACTGGATTTGTGTCGTATCTGACCAACGAAGAACTTGGTGTCCATCTCGACCT